CGCAACTTGTTCAGATAATAAAGCTGTTAATTCAGCTTCAGCATCGATGTTATGGAAAGCCGCAACGTCTTGAGCTAACTCAGGAGACCATTGTGCTCTTAATTTTCTTTCAGTCACAGAAACTGTTACAGAATCTAAGTCGAAAGAAACCTCACCGATTTTATCTTCGAATTCTAATTCTTCGTAACGTCTGAATACCGCTTGAATAGGTGCACTAGCTGCTGTTCCTGACCAAGCCGCTGTAGTAATAGTTGCTCCTGAATAACCATCTGGTGTTGATTGACCACAAGATACACATACCGGTACTTGAGTATCAACCTCTAAATAGATAACACCGGAAGCATCACAAACATTTTTGAAAGACCCACCATTACCATTTGTTGGCCAAGTAGTAGTTGTTGTTGAACCGTATTGTGCAATACCTTGACCATATTTTTGAGTTACAACTCTAAATAATAAGTTAGTAAAAGTACCTGTACCTAATTGTGCTGCTGCAGTAGCGTTAGTTGTGAATAATCTCAAACCTGATAAGAATTCTTCAGAATCCATTTCCATACCGTTAGGTCCGATTAATTTTCCTTCACCTGTGCTAGAGAAACCTGACATAGCTACTAAGATTTTTCTATACTCACCTGAAGTATATCCTGTAGAAATTAAATTTCCGTTAGACCACGCAACAGTTTGACAAGCCGCAGTAACTGCTGACCATCTACCTTTAGAGTAATCGAATAAACCTTCAGGGTCTAAACCTGGTTCAGTTCCTTCATAGAATAAATCGTAAAGGTTTTTTTGGTATGCTCCTGCAGAATCACCATATCCAGCATCTCCGTTTCCACCATAGTTACCCGGAGAACCGATTGGTGCGTAGTGTTGTCCTGATTGGTCAGCAGTTCCACCTGTATATCCTTGGATTTTTGGTACAAAGAAGAATAATTTACCGATTGGTAAATTCATTGCTTGTACAGATACGATTTCATTCGCTAATAATTTAGAGAATACTCTTCTTACGATTGGGAAAACAACAGTTTCGAATGCTCCGTTAGAACCTTCACCTGTAGCTTCGTTTATCAAGAAAGACGCTTGGTTCTCATATAACTGAGCTACGTTTTCTCTCATATGTCCTTTAAGACCTTCTAGGAATCCTAATTTATCCCATTTGTTGATTGTGTCTTCTTTAATAACTTTCAAGTGTTTTAACCCGATGTTACCAACTAGACCTGATTCTAATAATGCTCCCATTTTTTTGGTTTTTATTAATTTTTATTTATTTTTATTTTATTTTTGTCATTAAATCTTTCATTCTCAAGAACTGTGGATTCTCATATGTTTTAGATTCAATTAAGTTAACTGCTCCTGTAGAAGGTGATTTTGCAATTGTTCTTTCAATTGACTCGTTCATAGATTGAGTTTTAGTCCCTGCGGATAATTCATTTTTAACAATTTGATATAAATTTTTAGATTCTTTGATAGTTTCAACACCATCAAATCTTCTTAAAATGTTAATTTTTTCTTGTTTTGATGTTGAGTGTTCAGTGAACAAACGTGTAGCGTAAGCTAAGTTTGAGTTGAATACGGCAACCTCGTTTAATTTACTTCTAAAAACATTAAGTGCTTTTCTGTATTCTTCATTTTTTTCTCTAAGAATTTGTAATTCTTTGTTTGAAGAACTTTCTTGAATTGCAGTATTAAATTTAGAGTGAGCTCTTGGTTTTGGTAAACCACCTTTTCTGAAGTTAGACCCCGCACCTAAAGTACGAACCGCCTCTTTTGTTTCGGCTTTTTTAACAACAGGTTTTTCATTGTATCCTTCTTTTGATTCAACTTTTTTAACCATTTTGTTTTTACCAAGCTTACTTCCGGCATTTTCACCATCTTTGTAGTCGAATTTTGCTTTACCTGTTCCCATAGTTCTTGGACCTTGTTTCATTTTTGTTTTGAAACCTTCTCCTTGGTTAGGTTTTGGATTATAAGAAAATTTTGGTTTTCCGGTTTTAACACCTTTAGTAGTTGATTTCGATTCGTAGATTGGGCTCTCAATTTGTTCCTCCATATCTTCTTCGTCCATATCTTCTTCGTCCATTTCGATTTCATAAACGATTTCTTCGTCATCATAAAAATCTTCTTCTTCTTCTTCTAATTCTTCATCAGAATTGAACATTCTTTCAACGATTGATTCAATAGATTCCTCTTCGTCCATTTCGAAATCTTTGTAGTGTCCGTCAACATCTCCGATTTTGTGACCATCACGTCTTTTAAAATCGTGTTTGTTTCCGCCCCACATTTCCTCCATTTCTTCTTCAGATTCTTCCATTTCTTCCCAAGATTCTTCCATTTCTTCTTCACTTTCTCCAACAATCATATACTCTTTACCGGTTTCCTCATCTTTTAAATGAGTGTTTCCTTTGTCGTCTTTTGTAACAACAATGTTATCATCCGGCCCCATAAGTTGAAATACTCTAAGTACTTCCTCATCGTCAGCGTCAGTTAAGTCGATAGTGTCTTCTTCGTCATCATCTTCGTCACCGAAGTCCATATCGATTTCGTCGTCTTCACTATCGTCATCCATATCATCAGTATCCATTTCGTCACCATCATCTTCTGAATCATCGCCCATCATTTCGATATCGGCGATATCATCAGAACCTTCAGGTCCTTCCATTTCAACGTCATCAGTTTCAATCTCATCATCAGCTTGTTCTGATAAAGATTCTTTTACTAGGTCTTTGATTTCTTGTTTCATTGTAGAAGCAAGTATTCCTTTTGCATTTTCAGCTACCGCTTCTTCCAAATTTTTCATTTGGATGATAGCCTCTTCAACTAAAGATTTTTCTTTTGCCATTGTTTTTATATAGTTTTTAATATATAAATATCTCCCAATACGAAAAAAGTTTAAATATTACTTAATTCACATCAGGTTTTTTTATATAATGATAAATATCTTCTAAAAATAAAAAGCATAAAAAAAGAGGACATTTAGTCCTCTTTTGTTTTTTGAGTAAGATTTTTACTACTCAATTACTTCGTCAATTTTACTTTCTACAATTGCCGTGATTCTCCACTCCATTGTATAATTTTCAAAAATTTTAGTAACTTTAGCCTCTACGTCAGTAGGATTGTAACCACTAACCAATTTCTCTTCTCTTTTGACTTTAACTTTACCTGACTCGTTATCTACGGTTTCTACGGCAATTTTTGCGATGAAATACTTTTCGTCCATATTTTTTTTGTTTAGATTAATATCCCAAATAATCGTTTAATTTTTTCATTAAGTCAAGAGATTTATTACCTGAATCACCTACGTGTCTTTCAACACTCATTTTTTTATCCTCTTCTAAGTTCTCATCGTATAGATGTTTATCCTCTTTATTTAAGAATAGATATGCTCCCGGAGTTGAAGGTGAAGATACTAAGTCGAAACAGATTAATTCAAAATCGTCTTGTACTTCATTTTGTTCACCAATTTTTTTAAGTGACCCCACCCCTCTTGAGGATATTCCCAATGTAACTCCTTGTCTAAGGTAGTTAGCTGCTAAGTCACCTTTGGTTGAACAAATTCCACTTTCGTGATAACCCGGAGAAGTAAGTAATTTAATTTTACCCATTAACACATTTCCTTCCCACCATACTTCGGTGATTGCGTGAGATACTCTATCTAAATCGATTAGAGATGATTCCGGGTGATTTAACTCAGATAGAGCGGTTCCCTTTTGAATCATTTTTTTATAATTCTCAGCCTCTCTTTTTAATATTTTTTCAGGATATGTTCTCCCGTTTCTATTTGGTGTATTATATTTTTGTAATACTGCATAAAATTCAATAGGTTTTGAGTGGTCTAACGTTCCATTAGATTCTCGTATGATTTCAACATTACGTGATTCCGTTGGGTTAATATACCCCGCATCGTACTCAACTAATATACCTTTTCCTGATTCATTTGGTTGTAATATTCGTAAACTCATTTTAAATGTTTTATTTATAAATATTAAACATTCTCGGTTTGTAGCGTTTCTTTATTTATTTTACTCTTTTTGGTTAGATAAAAATTAAAATTTTCATTGTTTAAAAAATTGTCTTTAAAAATTTGTTCTGTTATTTTTTGTAAATTTTGTTTAATTTCTTTACCCTTAAAGTCCAAACCTTCTTGGGTTATGTAAAAATTTATTTCAAGATTCATAAATGATTTTTTATTTAGATTGAGTCCGCTGGACCTTAAATCTAAATCGACAATAAATTTTTCATCAAATATTTGTTTGTTTATCGACTCGTATATCGAGTGTTTGATACTTCTACTTAGGTTAAGAACTGTTCTTGTCCAATTATCACATTCGTAAATTGGTTCGACCCAAGTTTGGATGTTTAAGTAGAGAGATTTAAGATTGATTGAATCCACCGTTCCATAAACAATTTTTGCTGTTTTGAAACCTTGTAGGAAAGAAGTTTTTCCCTTTTTCATTAATTTTCATATTTTCTCGTTTATTTTTAAAAATAATAGGTATTTTTATATGTAATGTCAAAACTTTTTTGTAGGAGGAAGATATATGTATTATATGATAATAGTTAAACTAAATAACAACATTACGATTGAAAAGGCCTTAAAACTTTATAAGAGTAAAGTTATTAAGACACGTCAAAGTGGGGAACTTTTTAAAAGGAAAGAATTTGTTAAGAAATCTGTTATTAAAAGAAATGAACTTTCTAAGGCCAAGTATGTCCAAAAAAAGTTCAAATCTGATAACGATTAAAGATTTTCTTTAAGATTTTTAAGTTTGAAATACGTAAGTTTATCGTATTTTTCAGAAATTACTTTTGATATAGTTTCATCAATTCTTGTTTGCATTGAAGTATCAGTGCTAGCATTTTTCATTTCTGTTAGTTTTGTAACCACACCTTCTTTAAGTGTGATGTATTTTTCATTCAATTCTGAATCATCTTCCGACAACAAAGCGATTAATTCTTTTTTATCTGATTCGTTTAAACCATCAATATAACTTTTGATAGTTTTGTTGGCAACACTAACCATTGTTGATAATGGTAAATCAATACCTTCAGTTTTTGTTATTGGTAATTTTTTAAGAGATTCCGCAATAACTTTTCTACTTTTAATTTTTGATTCAATAGTTAAAACATCACTAGAAAATAATGTATCGATATCTTTATAGTTACTTTCTACATTTTTATTTCCAACCCAAGCAACTATTTTATTGATATCCGATTGTTTTACTTTGTTTACAGTATTCTCGTAAATTTTAATACATTCGTTTATATATTCATTACAATAAGATTCATTTAATGACTTAGGAGAACTTAATTCATCATATAGATAAAATAATTTACTAATGTTTTTATTTTCTATAACTAATTTCTTAAATGTTTTTAATTCGTTTTTGAATGTGTCATTAGCATATGATTCTAACAATACATTTTCTATCTTTGTTTTTAATAAACCAAAATTTTTCATATCTAATTTTTATTATAAATATCTAATCTTTTAGAAGTTTACCTAATTGAGCTTCAATATCCCCTAAAGAATTTTTACCTTTCGATAAATCAATATATGATTCATCTTCTGTTAATGTACTTTGTTCTACTAAAATTTTTAGATTATCTCGTTTAAACGATTCAGGTGTTACACCGGCATCACCTCCCGGTTCAGGACCCGGAGCTGCCTCAGGGGCTCCTCCTGCCTCAGGGGCTCCTCCTAGTTCAGGTCCACCTAAATCTTCCATTCCTCCTCCGAAACCTCCTCCACCTCCTGGCGGTGGTGGTGATGACGGTGCGGCTCCACCGGCTGTTGCTCCGGATGTTGAATTACCATATAATTTATCGATATTATCAAAAATACCTGTATGAGTAATGATTGTTGCGGTATTGGTTAATTCTGCACCAACCGCCATTTCAATTCTTTGTTGTTGTAAATCTAATTTGATATCCTCATCTGAGAATCCTAAAATGTGTTTCTTAGCCCAAGACACTGATACCGGTGCGATACCCGCAATTGCAGCAACAGCTTGTTGATATAATCCTATCTTTTCTTTCCAAAGTTCAACTTTTAATAAATCCGCTTGTGACGATGGATTTGTTAATGCTAGTGTAAAATTTGATAATTCATCCTCAAACCCTAATAAAAATAAATGTATGATTGCAATTTTATTTAATTC